CGTGGTCGAGCGTAAGCTCTGTCACAAGGGAAGGAAGTACTATGGACTGGCCGAACTAGAAGAAGGCAATGCCGTCATCTCTATCCACCCGCAACAGCCGGCAAAGGAAAAGATGAATACGCTTATTCACGAAGCCCTGCACATCGGGGACTGGTTATGCGACCGTGAAAAAGACCTTAACGAAACGGAGGTCAACCACATCGCCTCACAGATTTGTAACGTCCTATGGAAACAGGGATACCGCAGAGCAGACATCAAATGAGCGCAGCCCCTAACCCTAACGACCTTCCACCGGATAGCGACAAGCTGATTGCCGACGCTGCTCGCTTCCTCCCTATCGGTGCGGCCGCAATGCTTGCGAGAATCGTAATGTCACAGGAACCCGTGTCCTTTGGCTGGATTGCCAGGCGTATGTTCTTCGCAGCCGTTACCGCGTGTATCGTCGGTTGGGCAACTGATGGTTACATCCAATCACAGGGCGTACGCTTTGCTGCCGTTGGTGCATCTGGATACTGCGCACCCGAGGTTGCGGATTTCGCTATCAGATGGCTAAAGGCTAGAGGCAACGCAGAGATGGCCAAGGTGTCTGGTAAGATTAAGACTAAGAAGAAATGAGGAAGAAGAAGTCCATTGCAACGAAGGGCTTCGACCCTCTTACCGTTGGACTCGCTGGTGTTCTTCTCCTGGCTTCATTCTGCTCTTTCCGCGTATATCACGCTGCCGGCTCAGTCCTCGATCTAGCCGTCGATAAGGATACCTACGCAACCTTCATTGTCGAACACGCTGACGGAAAGAAAGACCTCCAGTCGGACAACGAGAAGTTATCTGATGAGGTAAACAAAGGTCGAGACAGCCTAATGGATGCCCAGACACAAGCCCTGGGGATGATGATAGCCTGCGGCCTTATCGGTATTGCCCTAGGTATTCGGACATACCGCCAATCAAAGCGTCTCTGAAGGTCAGCCAGAGGGGTCTTTTGCCTATCTCTCAGTACCCTCGTAGAAGATAGCCGCACCCACTTTACGCGGTGTCATTACCCCATTGGTCACTAAAGCCTTTAGGACGGCCTCAGCCTGTTGGCCATCTAAGCCGTATTCGTCCACTAGCTCTTTGATGATAACGCCCCTAGCGGTACACTCCTTAGCCCCAAAGTGGGCGTACTGCTTACCAATCTTTAATAACTCAAACTTGGAGACAGGCGGTGCAACCTCCCAGAGCACCTTGCCGTCCGCGTGGCGCAACTTGAGGGATAGGGTTTCGTGACCGTCTGGCTTACGCATACCTGCCAACTTGCCACGCTTAGTCAGATTGAAGGAGAACTCCGGCAAGTCTTTAGACTCGCGTCGAATGTTAATGATAGCCCTAGCCCAGTTAACCAACTCTGAGGAACCTAGACCGCTATATGACATATCGCTAATCGTTTGGCCGTCCGTCTGCTCCTTCGGCTTGGGCTTACCTTCGTGGTGGATAAAGCAAAGGATAACCCCTGTGTCATTTAGGATAGGCTGGATAAGGTTACGGAGGAAGTTAGAGGCCACCTCCTGTTTAGATACATCGCCACCGATGTAGCTCAGAAGTGGATCGCAAACCACGAACTGAAGTTTATTGCGTACTACAATTTTACGGAGCATCTCGGCAAATGCCGCACCAGTCTTAGAAGTCTCCGTGTAGAACTTTAGGTTTTCGTTAAGCAGTATTCGCTCGTCTGTACTTAGCGACATCGAGCCGATAACTCCCTGTGCTGCGCAAGCAAGGTCACCCTCGTTATTCTCAGCCTGGATAACAGCCGTCCGCAAAGGGTACTTAGTCGGGATACCAAACAACTCGCGTCCCACGGCAAAGGAGCAAGCCATCTGCATAAGGAAAGACGACTTACCTACACCGGATTGACCAGTCACTAGTAGCGACGCACCCTTACAGAGCCAGCGTCCGTGTCCAATCACGTGGTCTTTATCATTGTTAATATCAAACTCCATCAACTGATTGACGGATAACTCAGCCGGCAAGTCTTGGCCATCCTTCCAGACAGTCCAAGCCGACCAGTCGTGTGCTCCAACATTCAAAGCTAGAACTTTCTGCTCATTCTGTCCACGCATCACCCCGCCTAATCGTGACCATCGGGAAGGGTTCTTGTTCTGTGGATCGGGTTCGTGGTCTGCCAGGAACTCGTAAATCGCATCTCTGCGTCTTTCCCATTCCGACTTGTCTGGTGCATCTACGCGTACCCAAGCGTGTACCGACTTACCTCCGCTATCAATCAATGCCGTGATGGGCAAATTGGACTGGTTGAAAATTGCTACCTGCTCTTCTTTCTTTAACTTATCAAACTCGACTAGGACGTGGCGGTATGCGCTAACCGAAGTGTCAGTACCCGAGAAGTCTTCCGGTGTGAAAGGGTTAATACGCATCCAAGCACCAGCGTCGCTCCCTCTGTAATAAACCTTATCCCCTCCCGATGGCCCAAAGAATCTGTCTAGCCATTCACGCCTTGTTAAGAAGTTGCCCTTTGATGCAGGGAAGAATCGACCGTCGTTCTCTCCAGCCTCATTGGTAATACAAACCACCTCGTCATCCTTGAACGCAGCCAGGAGTAAGTCGGCAGTAGTCAAAGGTACGGAACCGAAAGCAATCTCCGCCACACGCTTAGGGTCGAATATCATCCGTCCGTTTGTACCAACGGCTCTATTCTGGCTGACTAGCCACCCTTTAGGATTGGTGTGCGGTTTAACGTACGCGTCGTTCAGCTTGTGCTTCAAGTCGCTTTCAGACCAAGGCGGTGAGCAATGCGTACGGTTCCAATCTGATAACAGTTTCCAAGCGTCTGAATAGGGCAGGTCAAAACCGTGTGCCAGGATAGACGCAGCACGATAGGTGGCGGGATGTCCACCTTGCCCGGAGACAGCGTGTGGAAGTTTAGCCAAGTAAGCAGTAGCACCGGCAGTACGATCTGTAATAGTCATTTTGCTAGAGTAGCGTCTACGGCTTTGATTCTTTCACCTATCCAGCGCATAACAGGTACAGCCATAGAGTTTCCGCAAGCTTTGTAGCGAGGGCCATCGGGGCATTGCTCCTCGGTCTTGCCCTTCCAGGGGATGCGACTCCAATTATCTGGGAAGCCCTGCAGACGCTCGCACTCTACAGGGGTAAGGCGACGAACTGCCATTGCTTGATCCACGTGCGCATCTTGCTGAACTAAAGGTACATTGCCTCCACCTGTTCCAAACCGAGTAACAACGGTAGGTGCTACATCGTGAGGGCCTGTTACGCGTGAGTCGTTAGGATGGTTCTCGTAGAGCACACCGTGAACATCAGTCTTGGTAAGCGTATACATCGGGCCTCCTTCGCTAGCTCCGACTCCTTGTGGGCCAGCGTTATCTCCGCGACCAATAATCGTACCTTGAATAGCAATAGGCTGTGCTACACCGTGGCAAAACTCTTTAGTTAAAGTGTGAGCTGGATCTCCAGCGTCTCCTACTCCTACTCCCTGCCTGTTTACCTCGTCGTGTTTTTCCGGGTCACGCGTGGCATTACGCAAGTCGAGTGGGATAGGCTGTGCAATGTAGTTTTGTTGATGCGTTCCTGGCAGGGCGACGGCCCCTGCTATATCTCCGAGCAAACGTACTTCTTCGCGTTGGTTCTGCGTCCAAGCCACAGGCTCAACCACCGCGTGGGTCGTCCGGGTATCTCCTAGGTCGAAATTGTTTAAGGTATTAGCCTTTCCGTCGGCAACCCAACTCTCATCGTCCGTGACCGACTGCGCACGTTTAGACTTACGAAAAGGAGTTGGTAGTGTTGATGGGCAAATGTAGCCCCCCCGCTGGCCTTTGTTACAATAAAGCGTACCAGCCTTATCAATCAATCGCTCTGCGTTGGGTTGGTCGCTTCCACTCCACAAGATTGGGCCGCTTGCATCAACGCTTGCTGGAGCATCGGTGGCAACGCCTTTCCTCTTTTTTGCGCCCTTCTCAATATACCCGAGCAAGCCTTCGCTGAGAGATAAAACCGCTGCGGGAGCTCTCCAGTCTCCAAGACACGCGACAACGAAGACTCGACGACGACGCTGGGGTACTCCAAAGTGTTGAGCGTCCAGCACTCGGTAGGCGAACCCATACCCGAGCTGCCCCAACGCTGAGAGGAAGGCACCAAAGTCCCGTCCTCCGTTACTTGACAGGACACCGGGGACATTTTCCCAGACAATCCACTTAGGTTTAACCCTGTCTGCGAGAGCAAGGAAAGTAAGGGCGAGGTTTCCGCGTGGGTCGGACATTCCTTTACGGAGTCCTGCAACGGAGAAAGATTGGCAAGGTGTGCCTCCGACCAAAAGGTCGACTGCTCCTTGTTCGATTGGCCAGGCGGTGTGTTCGGTGAGTGATCCATAGTTAGGTGTGTTTGGGAATCTGTGTTTTAGTATTTCGCAGGGAAAGGGTTCAATCTCGGAAAAGCCAACAGGCACGAAGCCCAAAGGTTCCCAAGCGACTGAGGCTGCTTCCATTCCGGAGCAGACAGAGAGATAGCGGATATTTGTTTTCATAGTGGCGTTCCTCTTATCTGCCACCAATCCACTTCCGTCAACGCTTTTTCTTTATAGCTCCGTAGAAAGGTATGCGCCTCCCACCCTTCATCAATTCAACTTTCGATATAAAGCCTTCCTTAATTCCGGCTCTAAGCATTTCCGTAGCAACGTGCCGGCCAATCTTCCAGTCGGTCTGCCACTCCTGGCGGGTCTTAAAACCTTTAGGTATAGCATCGTCTTTGCAATGGTACGCGGCTTGAAGCCGAGAGAATAGGTCGTTGTTCATTTGGTTGCAAAGGGTGGTTCCCAGTCTCCATTAAACTTGTATGCCTGGCGACCTCGGTACTCGCCCTTGGAATCAATCTTGAATGCCAAGAAGCCGTGTTGCCAGCCCAAGCTAGATAGGTTCCTCCGGGCATAACGCATCCGCAGGTTGCAGGAACATCCGCAAGCCCACGATCCACCGCCACCGCGTCGGTTAAGGTTAATCTGTTCGTGCCTATGGATGTGACCCATAACGACACCGCCACCGTGCGAGTTAACATAAGCCGCAGCCATCTTATCAAGAGCCGTCTTGCCGTGGGTGAATCCGTGAGAAAGGGTTAATTTGCCAATGTCTAAGAATCCTTCGTGGACATCATATTGCCGGATATGCTTAGTGCCGGCATTGCGCAAGGCCTTGGACATTTCTCTTTGAACATCTTGCAACGCCTCAAGCTTGGTAATGCTGTCCGTTGATTCCATTTGCTCACGGACTCTGTCGTCGTGGTTGCCCCATAAAAAATGTGTAGGTCGGTAAGCCTCTAGCCATTCTTTACCCGCTTGGATATCTTCGCGTAAGACATTCCAGGCAGACTCTTTCTCCCCCTTGCCTATACCTTTGCGAAGACAAGCTAGATCCCAATTATCGCCTAGGTGTACCCTGTAGTGTGGCTGGAACTTTTTGCAGTATTTTAGAACATTTTTCAATGTGTCTAGGTCTGCTTCGTTGCCGTGGTTATCACCCATTACTACTACGCGTATTTCGTTGTTCATAAAGTTTCAGAGATTTTAATGCCGATGACTGAACCAATTGCAGAACCTGTTGCGTAGGCAATGGCGGCGTCGAATGAGTTTTCACTCTTAGCAATTTTGCTGATTGCGTAGAAATTAAGGAAAGCGAAAGCAAGGTCGCTAATGATCGCTATAATGTAATCTGCATGAGCAACTGCCCGAATGTTAATGCAGATAATAGCATAAGCGATAACTTGAGAGAAGCAGAGTAGCGCGTTAGATTTAATGCGTGTCTCGTTGCTCATAAAAATAAGATACCTAAAGTAATACCTATTAAAAAACCCAAAATGTAAGGTATGTAATCGCTCACGACTTCACCCCCTTGGCTGTATCCCATTCACGAATAACCATAATCCATTTTTGGTATTGCTCCCTTTCAGTATCGTTTGAGACATTGAAAGTTCCGCTATGTTTAATAGCGTTATCACCCGCCTTACGGAGAAGCTCGTTCTCGGCTTTGAGTTCTTTCAGCCTATCCAACAACTGTTCCTCAACTGGTATTGCTTTCATCTTTTGCTCGTGACGCAGACGGCCATTCTCGGCTTGGAGTTTTACATAGTCACGGTACTCGCAGAACTTGCCCAATGGGTTATCTACAAAAGACCAAGGGAACCACAGAGGGTTTGCACTATAACGAGGTATGTCGCTCATTTGGTATGCTCTCGGTTGTGTACTAGGTTGTCAGCAATGCCGGCAGCCCAGTTGTTAATCCCAGCGATGTCACGATCTGAAAAGGATGTTCCGTAGAACCAAGATTCCTTATATGTTGCGTCGAGCAATGCTTCAATGCTGTCTAGCTCCTCCTGGTTGGCCGCAAATGTACCCTTACGCTCAATGTCAATATGGTGGTAACCCCATCCGTTACGCTTGGCGCACTCGTGAAGCAACTCTCCTTCGTTAACATATCGCAAGTCAGAGACAATGGCCACTTGTGCTCCGATGCGGAAGTAACCCTCAATCGCTTTAATTGTCTTCTTAGCAAAGATGTCTATGTCGCGGCTCCGGCAGAACTTGCCGAACTCGACCATCAACGGACGGATAGCGGTCTTCTCCGCGTCGACTTCGGTGTCCACGGAGAAAGGCAAGTCGACCTCGAGGAACGCTCGGCTCAAGCCCTGGCGTAAAGCCGTAGCAAACTTGAACTTACAAGTTACCGTGTTTCGGAATGTGAACTCGTTTAAGAGTGCGTCGGCAAGGGTGTCCTTGCCCGATCTAGCATAACCCGATATACCGATGATGTGTTTTTTATTCATTTGGAAAAGCGTTTGATGCGCCAGTCAGAACCTATTAACTGTCCAGCGGTTGTAAAGTTAATAAACTGAGCGTTCCTATGTCCGAATTGGCGCAACTTCCGTACTTGCTTGACGGTGGCCAATCCCTGCGACCGACGGTCTGACAACTTGCGAAGTAGCCACCGCGCTTGAGCTTCTGTAAAGTTTGAACCGTAGACCTTGTGACCCTCTAGAAGAGCCTTCTGTGAAGGGGTCATTAGACCCCCTTGGCTAGCCTCTGGGGGCGGGATTAAGCCCAATAGGGGTATTGCTACGGATATGTCAATCAGCCCCCTTTCCCTAGCCTCCTTTGCGTCTTTCAATCGCTCCAACCGTTTGAACTTAGCAAGTAGCCGTTCCTCTGCGTCAGCATCAGCACCGTCGGCATCGGCAAGGCAATCCCTCAATCCGAGCTGCGAGCCGGCAAAGGCATCTGGGTTACCTGTAAACGCGTCGGCAGGGTTCAAGGTGTTCTCCCCGGATGTCCAGAATGGATCTAGGATGAGGCAATCAATCTTGCCAGAGGAAGTCCTAAGACCCCGCCCAATCATTTGCGACCATAACGCCCTGCTCTTAGTCTCGCGTAAGAGTACCACGCAATCGACCTCGGGGCAGTCAAAGCCCTCAGTAAACAGGGATACATTGGACAAGCCATCGAGCTTTCCCTGCTTAAACCAATTCACCGCTTCCTCTCGTTGGTCTAATGGTGTCTCTCCGTCAACGTGCGCCCATTTAGCACCTAGAGCACACATCGACGATGCAAAGTCTTTAGACGACTGTACAGACGGCAGGAAGGCAATCGACCGCTTCCGCTCGTGCCTGGCAACCTCGTCGAGCACGTTCGCTGCTACCTGCTTTAGTACCTGCTCAATCGTACCAGCCTCACCGTTAATATGTACCGCTAACTTCTTGGCCATCGGTCTGACAAGGTATCCCTTGCATATAAGGTCACGAATATAGATTTCGTGGCACAAGCTGAACCCTTCGTCCTCAATCCGTTGGCGATCTAGTCTGTCTGGTGTGGCCGTGATAGCAACTTTAGGGCCATTGAACCTGGCGAGTAATGCAGAAATACCTTCTGCGGACACGTGGTGCGCCTCGTCCCATATAGTCAGACTTTCGTTCATAAAGTCGGGTTGGTCTTTATCAAACACCGACATAACAAACCCATTCACTCCACCGGCTCGCATCGCATCCTCGGCTTGCTTCAGTAACTCGATACGGTGCGCCAGAAACACGACAGGAAGTTTATAGACTTCTTGCCACCGCTTCATTACCTCGACGGCAATACGCGTCTTACCGCTGCCAGTCGGTGCGACGAGCAAAGGGTTAACACCCGAACGCAAAGAAAGAAGGACGCTTTCAACAGCGTCCTCCTGGTACTCTCTTAATGCCGGTAGCATTAAAACGGCTGGTCGGGGCCTTGTGACAATCGCTTAAAGAACGATCCGTTATATACAACGCCTTCGGTTCCGTCCTTACGCGTATACTTGCGCTCAGTCACGACCACCTTGAAGCTACGGCCAACTGCACGTTCACCGATGAGGCGAATAAACTCTTCGTCGATGTCGAACTCGCCACGGCTAAGGTATTTGTCAATTTCGTCTTTAGTAGCGGACGCTGCCATAAACTGCTGGAGACGACCGTACTCGCCATTCTTCTCCGGCTTAAGGAAGATGTCGGCAGATGTGGTTTCGCCTTCAGCGGTGACGAGCGTGAACTTCGCATAGAAGTCGCTACGCGGTGGCATATACTCGTACTTCACCGCTTCGACGGTGCAGTCGTATGTCCCCGCTTTGGAGACGTATTTACGGCCTTCAGCGGCCTTTGGATCGAACTTGAATGACATATGTATTATTGGTTTTGGGATGAAGTGAAGGCATACCGAGGAAGTGAGAGTGTAGTCAACTCCGAACCGTAAGAAGGCCAGGTATTAAACTTTAGGCATTGGACGTAGGTGGACATAGCAGACTCCATCAAACGCTTGCCTTCGGCAATCGCAGCTTCGTCTAACTCGTAAACCTTAGTCGCATATGGGGCTTCCTTTTCCACGGCAATTAGCAGGAAGCGACTTGCGCCTGTTAATTCCATATAGAAGGCAGCCTGGAGGAAGTACTTGAAGTTGAATACATCACGCGAGAAGGAATCTGCTGATGCGTCCTGCGTGGTCTTCAAGTCTATGACAACCTTCTCACCGTTAATGGCCGTCACAAGGTCGGGGCGACCCTTGATGAAAGCACCGTTCCATTGTTTGGAAACAGGCTCTTCGGTTGACCACTTAGTGGTATCGCAACCAAGGGATGCCAGGGCTTTCTCGGCAGACTCCGTTACGGCACAAACGATGTCGTAAGTGTCCTTGTCGACGACTTCGGTGTCGGCAGTAAGCGCAGAGACGAATACCTCGTATGCTTCTTTGCCAACTTTGGTGCGACGATCTACATCCGGGGAGATGGCAACCTTTGCGTTAAACTCTTTAGGCTGGAGCGTTGCCGTGTGGACAAGGCGACCAAACTTCATAGCAGGGCTATCCTTGTGCTCGGCCGTAAGCCAAGCTTGATAATGAGCTGGCGACTTGAGCAGCACTTTAGCACCGCTGTAATTCAAACCGATGATGTCTTTATAGTTATCCATATTAGTTTTGCTCGGGTTTAACTTCGTTAGCCGCATCGTTGACCGCTTCGGCAGCCACCTTATCAGCGGCTTCCTTTTCGGCTTCTACGCGAGCGTTGTACGCATCGGTAATTTCGTCGGCAGCAGATGTCATACGGTATTGTTTTTCGTACAAACGCCAGGTCGCAATCTCGGTAAGAGAAGCAACGCGGAAGAACGTATCAACATCAACACCGTGTTGGGTGTCGACCTTGACGAGGTAAGCAACGTCGGAAAGACGTTCTAGGATTTGACCTGTTTGAGCAACTGAGCCAACGGCTGAGTATGCTAGGTAGTGTGCTTTTAGTATTTGGGACATAAGATTATTTGCGAAGGTTCCAGCCGATGCAGATGCCAATGCCTAGGCAAAGAGCACCAGTTAGAACGGAACCAATGATGATGTTAGTAATGGAGTTTAGATCGACCATAAGATTAGGAGTTAAGAGCGTTAAGGAAGGGCTTAGGCTTCTTCAAGATAGTTTCCTCGTCAACTGCCGAAAGGTCGGAAAGCGATTGACCGGCTTCGAGCATATGCGCCTGTATAAGCAACTCGATAGCCTTCTCGGTTTTACCAGGAGGGATAAGTTCAATAATAGACTTAGCGATAGGCTCTACGCGTTGAATGCGACGACCGTTCTCGGACACTTCCGAGTCCTCAAAGATAGCGACACCGAAACAGCAGTCTGGAGAGATAAGCCGTACGCCCTCAGAGATGGCACGTGCCGTAAGCATACGACGAGGCCACTTCTCCCAGTTTGCCTTCAGCTTGCCAGGTGATGAGAAGGCCGTTCCGTTCCGTTTGTATTCTTCAATGTCAGCGACAATGACAGCACTCATACCTGCTTTAAAAAACTTACCAACGACACGTGTATCGGTGCGCTCAGTCCATTCGACTACGCCACCGGAGATGAGGTACTTGGCAAGCAAAGCATCAGATCGGATAGCCAACTGACCCTGGATGAAGTGATAGGTGCGAGCAAGCTCTAGGGGGGACTTACGCTCGGACAAGCATTGCATAGCAAGCACTTCTCCCTGCTCCATTTTATCGCAGCCGAACAAGCCCGACTTAAAGATAGACTGACCCAAGACTTTGATAGCCTCCATTGGGTTTGTGATGCGGTCGTACACTTCGACCGACGAGTTGGTAGTAATGATTTCGTTAGACATATTATTTTTTAGAAATTGGTTTAACCTTTTCTTGTAGAGATGAACGATAGACGTGTACCACCTTGCCGTCAATGGCCAAGTTGTACATCTCCCTCTCGCGTGTGCCGGCAAGCGTAGCTTTTAGCGCAGCGAACACCGTTCCGTCGTCGGCAACAAAGTACCTTGTACCTTCTACCTTACTAACAAGGCGAGGTGGTATCATTTGCGGGATGACGTTCGGTAAATAGTTTACGCGTCTACGTCCTGGAGAGCGAGCTTGAGTGCTGACTGAAGGAGCAACACCGATCCGTACAGATACGATATTGTTTTTTTGTCCTCCTTTGTCAGTTTCTTGCTTTTCAATGCGTCCTTTACCCTTTGAGATAAGTCTTCGTATTGAGGCGAGTTGTCGATTATCATTATTATTTTTGCTCATTGGTGGTGATGGGCGTTTATGTTATGTGTGTAGGTGAAGTTACAAGTTGAGTTGCCGGGCGTGGTCTAGCAACAGCAAAGCGTCGGCTTGGTCTTGCTTAAACTCGACGGCAGGGAATCTGTCCTTGGCAATCTGAGCTAGGTGCTTCTTCCAGCTCTTACCGTGGTCACGCTTCTTTCCTGCGCCAATCGTCTTCTGCCATTCCTGCGGACGGACGCGGATGATACGGAAACCGCGTGTCTCAAGGATGCCTAGGATACGGCCATAGCCTTGGTGTAGCTTGGCAACCGTCGACTGAGGGATAGGCCCCCATCCTCCCATCGGTATCTCCTCAATGATGGCCGTATAGTGCGAAGGGCTAAACTCTGAGAAGTCGGAAAGTTGTGGTGGATCGGATAGCGATGATATGGATATGCCTTCCGGTGATGTGCAGGAGAAGCAAGCGATTGCCCCTTTACTACCAGGGTCGATAGAGATGTAGGAGCTCATTTGTTTAATTGGATAAACTGCCCTTTAATGCTTTTGGAAATTGATGCTGAAAGCAAACAAGCATTTGCCTCGTCACCGTAAGCAACAATAACACTTGGTGCTCCACCACTTGACGGTGCTTCCGTGCCATCAACATTGAAAAACTTAATTCTCTTTTGAATAAACAGCAATGACTTAGCATAAGGAAAAACATCATCAAACCACATCTTTGTATCTGTTCGTGCAAAGATAAGAGCTATACCGTTGTTGTGTTCTCTCATCTTGCGAATCCATTTAGGAGTCTCACGTCCATATGGAGGATTCATCCAAACAATTCCATCATTCCATGGTGTTAATAGTCCGTCATCTAAAATAGTTAAATGAGTCCTGGCAGTAGCCCACGGTCTATTGATTGGAGAACAAGGATCTAAATCAAAAGGCCCAAGCGCATCAGTTATATACTTAGGGGTTAACCACTCATCGTGGCCAACGTTGTTTACATTTAAGGCGCTCATTGTGCGAATAGATTGCCGACGCGTACCGCTGCGTCTGCCTTCTCTTTAGGTATCATTCCTCCAGCATCCTTCCACCCTTGGTAGCCCATAGCGTATACAAGGTAGATAGTAATAGGGTCGGCTTCGTGTCCACCGTTCACAAGTCGCTCTTTCGTGGCCTGTAAAAATCCGTAAGCAACCTGGTCTTGCGCCTTCGGGTTAAGCCAAGAGCTACGCGTCCAAGTCTTGCGACCGTGTGCCTTGAGCCAACCGTTGCCGTCGACCCACGATCCAATGTGCATCTGGTATTTGCCCAATGCTCGGCCACCGTCTCCGATGGTGTTATAACGGTCACCGGACTCGACGAGTGCAACGGCTTTGAGAAACTTCCAGTCAGCGGCTTCTTTAGTTGTCATATTGAGTGGTAGCGCAGCAATTGCCGACGCGGAAAGGTAGAGGGATAGGTCTAACATACCGACTATCCCTAGTACTCACTTGTAATCAGTCAACAAAATAGGGGCGGGGGGTAAAAATTAGGGGGGTGGGGGGGTATAAATATCTTAGGGGGTAATTGA